GCACCAATTATTTCTGTTTTTACAGGACCTTTCGCTGGCAGCATTTCTTTATAAGCCTGGGCCTGGAATTGTGTAACTGCCTCTGCAAGAATGGGATGGATTACTCCAGAGGATCCTTCAAAGGGTTGTGACCTAGACTCATCAAACTTCATGCCTAGGTATTGCAGGCCATCGGTGTATGTTTTTTCCCATTCGGACCTGGATTGTTTGTCGCTCTTAATAGAACTTAAAAGATCAGATGATATTTTTTGTAAAATAGATTCGTCTACAAAGTCAACCAGGTTAGCGTTAAAATCCATCTGTGGAGCTGGTTCTTCCAACATTTCATCGTCTAACAATATTTCTTCTTCGTTGACTAAAATTTGTGCTGCATTGGCAATTTGATCTTGCCTGGTTTCTTCTGGCATAACTTCAACAGAAGATCCTTGTACCCTAATGTCTGGATTGTTTTCGGTTCCGAGTGCTTTTTCTATTGCCATAATTTTTAGTGTAGCACTCTGGGTCGATTAATGTCGTCAAGATCCTCAAGCTGAACAATGCTTTGTAATTCTCCTTCAAGAATTAACCCTTGTGCCTCTGCTATTAATTCAGCGTTAGCATGATTACTTGCGTGTATATCTGGGCCCGTATATTCATCTCCGTCCCAGATAAATTTTGTTATAAATATCTTCATCAATAATAAACCTGTCTGTTCGATTTTAAAAGCCTGGCCTCGTCTTGATAATCTTCATCTAATGAAACAAAGCCGCCTTGTCTAAATCTCATCAAAGCCATTGTAGCACTATCGCAAAAGTCATCATAATCTCCAAATGGAAAAGACGCCATTTCTTCAATTACGTCATCTGCAAAATCATGTTCCGGGGCCCAAACCATTCCAGATTCAAATATAGGTGCCACACTGTTCATTCTGGCTATTTTATCCTGGCCTCTGCTTGGACTGTAAGCTGTAACAGGTATGCCCATGCGCCTCAATTCATGCGTAAGTGGTGTCCCAGATGCTTTGGCCTCAATCAATACACAGTCTGGGTTCCAATATCTGTACTCCTCCATGGCCATTCTTTTCAGCTCTGGAAAGTCAACTCGAACTCTTTTGGCATCTAAAAGCATAATTGCATCTGCGCTTTCATCACCAGCATTAAATATTGCCCAAGTGGTTATAGCCGAGTAATCAGCAGTTTCTTTTTTTGAAAAAGCCGTATCGTAACTTTGTATTACATAAGAATATGGCGGTATATCTTCGTGCTCCCATCTTTGCCACCACTCTCTTTTTACAATGGATCCTTCTTCTGCGGTAGGATTTTGCATCCACTGAGAGTTCCATTTTGATATTGGCAAAGATGCTTTGACACCTAGCAGCTCTTCTTTTTTCCAAAACTCTGGCCATAAAGGTAAATCTGATTCTGGCATAATTGCAGGAAACTCCACCACTTCCCATTTATCAGCATTTTCATCGCCTTGTTTTTTTAAGACTTTGCCCACCAAGTCTTTGGTAGACCACCTGGTCATAACAATCACGATAATGCCTCCTGGCTGTAAACGCTGTCTAGGACCAGAGGTATACCATTCATAAGCAGATTCTAAAGATTTCGGCGACAGTGCATCTTGTTCTGAGTGTGGATCGTCAATAACTAAAAGATCCGCACCACGACCTGTAATAGCACCACCGACACCAGCAGCAAAGAACTCGCCTTCCTGGTTACTTGTCCACCTTCCTGCTGATTTGTTATCTGCTTGCAGTTGTAGATCCGGAAAAATATGTTGATATTCTTCGCTGTCAATAATGTTTCTGACTTTACGACCAAACCTAACTGCTAGTTCGGCGGTATGCGTAGTCTGGATTATTTTAAGATTGCCTCTGCGGCCCATCATCCAAGCAGGAAAATATGTTGATGCAAATTCTGATTTTGAGTGCCTGGGTGGCAAACAAACTATCAATCTTTTAAGTTTACCGTCTGCAATTTTATTAAATTTTTCTGCAATAATTTTATGATGGCGGCCTTCTATAAACTCTGGCCACATGTGTTTAACAAAACCAATAAAATCTTTTTGACAAGAATCTTGTTTATCTAATTGATCGTATCTGTGCAACAAAGCTACGGCCTCGGCTTTGTCTTGCTCGGATAATATATCGAAATCTTTTAGAGAAACTTCATTCATTTTTATAAAGTCGGGCCAGGCAACCAGGTAGTGACATAGTAGCTACCTAACCCTAAGCACCGAAATGCCTAGGTTTAGTATAGATTAATAAACACTGCTGACAAAATAATAAGCAATGTAAAAACTACCATGGGCAAATACCTAAACCTCATGCCAGTTTGGATCTCCTTCAAATAACATTGATTCTGCTAACCTGCGTCTTTCAAGGCCCGGCAAAACTTTACCATTAGCCTTATTCCAGCGGCGCATTTGTTGTGGGACTTCTTGCATTTTACCTTCGTTTAAAACACGAAGGAGCGTAGAGCTGCGAAGGTTGGTTGGCCCAAGATTGTAAGTCCAGGCAACCATAGCGTCTAGTTGGTTTTGGTCTAGTGTTTGGGTTACCGCATCGTTTACATAGCCAGTGTATTCCTCAAGCTCTTCTTCAAGCCAAGCATCTGCTTGTTCTTGCGTGCAAGTATCACCCATTTTTACATTTTTTGTTCTGCCAAAAGCTATGGTAGGCACTCCCGCGCTGCACAAATATGCCTCAGTCTCACATCCTTCAAATTTTTTAATTAAGGCTTTGCCTTCTTCTGATATATTCATTCTTTTTCCCCTGTTGTTGTAACTTTTCTGTAGTAAACCACTACGTCTTTAAGCTCTGTTATGTACCTTTTTATCTCTTGCATGTTATAGGCCATAACTTCATAATCTGGAATCGTCATAGCTAAGAAAACTAATTCGCCCTCCTGGTTTTCTATTCTTGCTAATTGCTCTTCCCAATTATCTGGTGTTACCGCGATCCATTGCAATTCCTTGAGATCTATTTCTCTGGGCATGATCGGCTGCACAATCTTTTTCTCTAAAGGTTTTGCAGTAACTTGTATTTGTTTAGTTGGAAGTAGGCTGCAACTGCAAGCCACTATCAAGACCATCAATAGTGCTACTGATTTGCTCGATGTTTTCCATGATATGTTTTGTACCATTATTTATTTTCCTTTCCATTTCTACTGGGTCAGCCAATATTTTAGACGCTAATTCATAGTTTTGTATAAACTGCGTGTATCTGCTCAATTCTCTTTGTGCGGCTTGACTTTTAACACTTAGATCTTGCAGCTGTTGTGTCTGCAATTCAAAGTCTGCTTGTATTGATTTTATTGCCTCTTCTTGCGTTGCTACTGCGCCTTCCAAAACTGCATTATTAGTTTGAAGTATTTGGTTTTGGCTGTAAAAGTAGTAGGTAGAAAAACCAAGAACTAGAATGATGCCAACAAATATTTGTTGCATTATCCGTTTAGTGGATTATCGTCTTTCTTTTCTAGCTTAGTTTCTAATTTCTCAAGGTTGTTATTGAGACTTTGTAGGTCAGCTATAATTGTGGCTATATCTGTTTTAATTTCTGTAACATCCGGGACCTTAATATTGTCAATTTCTTTTTCTAAAAATTGTACAGATGTTTCTATAGACGCAAAGCGCTCTTCAATGATTTGCACGTTATCCTCTGCCTCGCTGATACCGCCTATCTTAGATTCGAGGTTTTCTAACCTGTTAACGTACTCAGCTCCCGTGTAGCCGAATCCGGCCAGCGTACCCACGATTCCAACCAGAGCAATTATTTGTGTAGTTTTGCTTTGAAACCAATCCATTTTTACCTCCAAAGGTTAGGTTGGTCCTCAATCATCTGGCCCAAACCTTTTAAATTTTCATTGACGAGGCCAAAAAAAGCCTCGTTATTGTCATCTAGTGTAGCAGAAGTATAAATATTTGCACTAATATACCAATCTGTACTGTCTACCATGGTAACTTGTTCGTATGAATTAAATCCTGGCACATATCCAATTAAAGCAACAAGAGTGCTTTCGTCACCGTATTGGCCGGTGTTTTCTTGTTCTTGTTCTATTTCCTCTTGTTGCGCCTCTATGTTTGCAGCAATAATTTTATCTGCTATTTGGTCGGCCTCCGATGCAGTCATCACTCCAGATGACGCAGTATCAATTTGTCCTTGGACATTAGAAACCTGCACATCTGCAATGGCAGAAGATGCTTGGTTGTCAAAAGTGGGCAAAGGCACAATAGACACAGATACACCGCTGGATCCACCCATATTGTCTGACATTGATAAAACTTGATTGGTTTGTGCGCTTGCACTGGCAAATTGATCTGAGGCGCTAGGAGAGCTTGTGGTGCTCATACCGCCCGATGATGATGAGCTGGCTCCTGTGCTTGTGTTTGTTACACTTGATTGATTGGTTGAGCTAGAGCTTTGTGTTGACCCAGGGCCACCAGAATAGCTGTTGGCAGCTGTTTGTACTCCAGCTCTCACTACTGATAATGCAGTTACCATAAGTTTATTTTTTCCTGTTGGTTCATCAGATTCTACGGCTGCAAATTCTTCTTCTACCTCATCTAATATTTCTTCTCTGGCCTCTTCTTCACGTTCTGCTATACGCTCTTCTTCGATTATCTCTTGTCGCTCTTCTATTTCTTCAAAAATTTCTTCAACAGCCTCTTCTTCAAATATAGGCTCTCTAAACTCTTCTTCTGGTTCACGATCTGCAAGCACTTCCTCGTGTCTTTCTTCGTGATGCTCGTTGGTTTCTTCTTCAAACCATTCTTCTAATTCTTCTATGCTGTTAAATTCAATAAATGTTTCTGGTTCGCTGTAATCTTCTACCAAGAATGTTTCTTGAAATGTAAATTCATCTAGCAATAGATCGTCTTGATGCAAAGGCTCGTCATGGTTCAGTACAAAGTCATCTACGAATGGCAAGGGGTCAGGCTCAAAGAATATGATCAATTCTTCAGGCTCAGAGCCGTCAAAATATTCCTCAAAGTTATCACCACCAAAATCCTCATAAGACGGAAACATCTCATCTTCGTATATCTCAACAACGGTAAACTGTTCTTCAAAACCATAGTCATCATGGTGATCATCTTCAAATATGCCAGTAGCAAATTGCTCTTGCTCATCTACATAACCATAATCAACATTGCTGTCATCAAAGAAAGCTACCGATTCTTCTTGTTGATAGCCTTGACAAAATGGCGCATATTGAGGGTCGCTTGCACATTGTTGATCGTCATAAGCATCCCAATAATAAGGGCAGGATTGTGAGTAAAGTTGATCTATGTCGCATTGTTGTGTTTGGTAAGCATCAGCATAGCCTGCACAACTTGTATCGTTTAGTGGGTTGCTACAATCAATACCATTGCCAGTACCCCAACCAAACAAAGAACCGCCATTTTCTAAGTTTTTATTCTTATCTGAGTTATTCCAATCAGTATTTACACAAGTGCTAGAATTGGTTGAGCCTGTATTACATTCATCATGGTAGTAGTAAGTGTAGGAATTATCTTTGCTAGAGCCTACCTCACCTATAAGAACATCATGGTTAATAATGTCCAATGCGCCATAGCGTATGTCAAAAGAATTATTATTCCACAGAATTACTTCAAAACTATTATCTGTACCACTTCTATTATATTCTCGAAGGTTATACCAACCAAAAATCATTTTGCTAGAATCCCCCCAAGATTTCATACGAGAGTTATTATCTCTTATGAGATCAGTCCAGAAAGGGTATATGGTATAGGTGTGTTGTCCGTTAATAGGGTCAGGAGTATAGTCATTACAATAGCTACCACTATTACCAAAATGGAGACATCCATTCGTTGCCATTCTGGCTTGGCTAAATGTAGAGCCATAAAAAGTAAAATTAAAAGAAAGATCAATCGCAGGACTAATTCCATCATCAGATACCTCGTATGCTAATTCACCGTT